CTCTCACTGTCTTACCGGTACGGTGAAAGTTCAACACCCTCTTCGGGTATTGAAAACAGAAAATACTGGTTAAACCAAGGGGTTAACTACATAGTTGACCAATTGCGTCCGGTTCAGGTGGACACCATAACGGTGGCCTCTGGGACCTGTGATTTATCCAGTTCGACCGGCTCCACTCTTGATTTTAGGGCCTTTGTTAAACTCCTAGACTCAAACAACTACTCAATCGAGTTGCTTTCTCCAGAAGACTACGCTCACGCAAGCGGGAACGTCTGTTCGATTACTGGGAACCACACCTCGGGTTTTACGCTCAACGTGAAAACAGATGGAACTTATACTCTCTGGTATCGCTTTTACCCGTCTCCAATGTCGGCTGATGGGGACATCTGTATTGTGTCCGACCCGGAGGCGGTAGTGGCCTTTGCTTACGCCCAAATCAGGAGAAGCGAGACTGACCCGCTCGGTGACGTGCAACGCAACCTGGACGAGGTTCAGGATAGAATTGACAATATGGCGGAGGAAATCGCCAGAAATGAGGGGGCATTAACGATTAAAACCCTCTTTTAATGCCCAATATCAAATATTTAAAAATCAAGGATTTTGCTAAGGGGCTGAATACTTTTGAGCGTGACACGATGCTCAAAGATACCGAATCAGCCCAGGCCACCAATGTTATGGCGACTGGTTCAGCCTCCATAACAAAAAGAAGTGGTGTATCCAAACTGGGTGAAATAGCCGGAGTTTCACAAGTGGATGGGTTAGGCACCTACACTACCGGAGCTACCCGCGGCCTACTGGCTATGGCCGGCGGAAAACTATACCGGGTAGAAACCGGAACGGCTGTTCAGGTATCGGCCCTAGTGGCGACAGCCACCTACGCTTCTGGCTGGACCTCGGGGCTTAGGACCGACTTCTGCCAAGCTGGCGGGTACGTGTTCATTTCCAATGGAACTGACGGAATGCGTCAATACAACGGAACCAATTACTACGAAACTACCAATGGAGTCGTGGCCAAGTACATGATTTATTACAAGAACTGCCTGTATGCTGCTGGCAACACCACTTGGGAGTCTCGCGTTTACCGTTCTGGCTCTGGAACTTATTTAGGCAACTTCACCTATTCTACGGCCAATACTTTGGCGGCCACCTTTGATGTATCGATTAATGACGGCCAAAAAGTCACCTCTTTTTTTAAACACCAGGATTATTTATATGTTACAAAAAACAGAACCATCCACCGCCTCTCGGTAGGTTCGGACGCTCTGGGACTTTTAAGTAGTGAATTGGTTGACCCTGCGCGGGGCGCGGAAACCCACTGGGCTTCGGATGCGGTAGAAAACGACATTTTCATATTCAACGAACAGGGCGTTCATGCTATGGGGTATGAACCCAATTATCTGGACCAAATCCGCACCAAGATTGTTTCCAAACGTGTTGACCCCAATATTTTAAATGTCCAAAAAACTCAACTGGATTCTGTGACGGCCATGTATTCTGGTGGCCGGTACTACATGGCCTATACCGCTGGTGGCGGCACGTCTAATGACTCCATGTTGGTTTACGACCGGTTGCGTTCCAGTTGGTGGTTGTACTCTCTGGCCGCAGAATGCATGACCGAATACCAGAACACTTCGGGGTACACCTATCTTTATTATGGCTCCCCGACTGACGGCTCAATTTATTACATTAATGACGCGGTTCTATCCGACAACGCCTGGACAATACCGACTGTTTGGAAAAGTCCGAAATTGTCCATGGACGACTACGTCCAGTCTAAGTTTTTTCTCAAAGTAGAATTTTATGTCGGTAAAAAATCCGGCACCATTGATATAGCGGCCTACGTAGACGGAACCCTAATAAAATCCAAAACTATCGACATTGGAAACACTGGACTAGCCGGTGAGGGTGTCTCCCCCATCGGAACAAGTCTCATCGGTGTTGGTGGGGGGGGTCTGGAGATTTCCGATTCGGGCGGTTCCAGCGTGGTGGAGTTACTGGTCAATAAAATGGGAAGAAATATCCAACTCGAAATTCAGGACAACACCTCCGACAAATCTTGGGAGTTAAACGCTGTTGAAGTTTCCTATGTTCCAATTAATCAATTTTTTCAACCGGGAGTAAAATAATGTCTACCTATAGTCACGAATCAGGTTTTGCCACTAATCTCACTACGGCAGTTGCGGCCGGAGCGACAGTTTCCTTTTTAAACAAAATGCCAACTATCAGCCCGCCTTACTTTTTGGCTTTCGACGCAACCAATGTAAATGGCGCCTATGAGGTGGTGGAAATATTATCGGCGACATCACTTTCTGTTAGTCACGCGGCCCTGGCCAATAACCATGTCGTGACTGAGGAAATTCGCCAAATCGTATCGGCAGCCGAATTTGACACACTTTCAGCGGCGGTGGAAACAGCACTAACCGACTCCACCACTAGTACCCTAGCCGGGACAATCCGCCCCTGGCCGACCACCACGGCTCCGACGGGATATTTATCTTGTACTGGGGCCACTGCTGACAGAGCCACTTATGCGGACCTTTTCGCGGTTATTGGAGAAACATTTGGAGCGGGCGACGGAGTATCCACTTTTAATTTGCCAGACGCTACTGGCCGGGTGGTGATGGGACGCGACACTGGGGATGTAGATTTTGACCTGGCTGATACTGGGGGAGCAAAAACTGCCAATCTGCAACATTCCCATACTGCCAATACTCACACCCACACCATGTCCGCCACCACCAGTCCGTCGTCTAATCAGGGTATTGGGGCTTCTAATCACATAAATTTTGCGTCACCATCCCACACCCATGTCATGACTATTACGGCGGGGACTCAATCTGACCGAGGCACTAACAATCAACTTAGCGCTACCCAAAGTATTCTTATGCCATATACGACTCTTAATCTCATTATAAAGACATGACGCACGTCCATCATCAAAACAATTTCTCTACTGGGGTTTCTGCCCCCGGAACATCCATTGGTGCCACCGCCACTCCGCTTTCAGCTGTTCCCTCGGTGGATTCTCCGTTTTATCTGGTTTTTGACCCACTAAGCACCAACAGCCGATACGAGGCCATTTACTGCACCGGGAAAACAGCCACATCAGTGACCCACGCCGCGACCACCGTAGACCACAGCACGGGTGATACGGTTTGGATGTGCTTAACCGCAGAGGAATTAGACCAGATATCATTAGACACGGAAACAGTCAACACTAACGCGGCGGCTAGTATGCCCACCGGAGCGTTGGTTCTTTATGGTAAGGCCGCTGTTCCTTCTGGTTACCTGGCTTGTGATGGCTCGGCCGTTTCCAGGACCACCTACGCCGCTCTTTTTGGAGTGCTTTCCACTGTCTTTGGCGCAGGGGATGGCTCAACGACCTTTAACTTGCCCAATCTCCAGGGAAGCGTGGTGGCTGGGTATAAATCAAATGATACTTCTTTTGACGCAATTGCTGAGACCGGAGGAGCCAAGACTATTAATCTGCAACACTCCCACACTTTCAATACTCACAATCACGCACTATCCGGTAGCTCCTCCACTTCCGCGAGCCTAATTTCTAACGACGATGGGGGACAAACCACGGCTGCTCCGCCCCACACCCACACCGCGGCTAGCCTTACTGTTGGTAATCAATCTGCGGCTACCTCTGACAACCAGTTGAGTACTGCGCAATCAATTATGAATAAATTTGTTACGGTTTACTACTTAATCAAAACCTAATGACTCATATCCACCACGAAAATAATTTTTCCACCAGCCTGGCGTCTAACGCTAATGCTGGCGACACAACCTCTACATTGTCCGATGCCGTAACCGTAGACGCCCCATTTTATTTGATTTATGACGCGACCAATTTAAATGGCAACTACGAGGTGGTTTATGTCATCATGAAAAGCGGAGCGGATGTTACTCACGCGGCCCTGGCTCATGGCCATACCGCTGCAGAAACTGTTCTCATGTCTTTGTCTGGAACAGAGCTGGACGCACTGCAGACCTCCCTGGATTCAGCAGAAGCCCTGGTTGCCACTAATGATTTAGTCGGAGAAATATTAATGTACGGTTCTGCTTCTATTCCGGACGGATATTTAGAGTGCAATGGAGCGGCTGTTTCACGAACTACTTACGCAACCTTATTTGGGGTAATCGGAACCTTATTTGGTGTGGGGGATGGGTCGACCACTTTCAATGTTCCCAATTTAAAAGGTTCAGTCGCGATTGGTTATAAGTCAACTGATTCGGACTTTAACGCAGTCGGAAAGACTGGCGGAGCTAAGACGGTTAATCTGGCGCACTCACACACACAAACTGCGCACACCCATAGTTTCAGTGGAACAACTAACGCGGGTGGCAGTTTGGGGGCCTATGGGGGCGCCAGCAATACTGGAGCAACGAACCACACCCATACCTTTTCTGGAACATCGGGTGGGATGTCAGACGCCGGTTCTAACAGCCAGGGGAGCTCCACTCAATCAATTCTCAATCCCTACATAACACTTACGTTTATAATAAGAACTTAAAATAAAAAAAATATGGCAAACAAAAGAGGTGGACTCTCCAAGAGAGAATATGCCGCAAAACAAAAAGGGGGAACAATCAATTACAAAACGGGGAAGGTCAGTGTACCGCAAAAATCCAGGAGTGGTTCTCAAGACTTCTCCAAGTACTACACCGGAAAGTATGCCAACAACTGGGCCGAGGGAGAGGCCGCAGCGCGAGCCGCCGGAATAAACACCGGAGAAGGTTCTGCTTTTGACATAGCGATGAACCAAAGATATAACCCAATCAACGCTGAGCGTCTCAGGACCGGTGGTTCGAGTTATCCATCTGACTTTATTGGTCCGGTTAGGCCAAATGACTTAGTGGGTGGACAGAAGGCCTACACAACAGGTTCTGGTTCTAAATCTTCTGGCTCCTCATCCTCTGGCACCTCTGGCACCTCAGGAATTCAAAAATCAAACCTGGAGTATGTCCGGGAGGGTCTTAGTGGTCTAAATGGAATAGACCTCTCTGGCGGAAAAAACTCAGTAGATACATCAAAAGATAAGGGTACGACTTCTGGTATGCAGATGCCCAATCCTTATGGAACCGGTGGTATGCAAAAACCGCAGGGGCCCAGCTATTCTCAATTGTCGCCCCTGGCCAGGGGATTATCTGGAATTAATCTGCGTCCAACCAACACCATGGATAGTCTGCTTAGCGGTGTGGGAGAGTTATCTCAGGCAACTTTCCCAGGCAGTGACGTTCAGGAAGTGGGCCCTGGATTAAAAATGTATGAAGGACCAACCATCCAAGACTTGGTGTTTGGCTCTTCTCTTAAACCGATAATTGCTCCGCCCGCCCCGGATAACAGCGCTCAAGACAACCAGACTGGGGGAGAAACCAAGGGACAAGACAAGATTAAAACTGGAAGAAACAGCGGAACTCGCTCCGCCGGTTCTTCAATTTCCTCAGGAGTGGCCATGAAGAGCAAAGCCCCCGGGAAAACCGCTACCGCAGATGAACAAAAAAAAGTCCTTCAGATGATTGAGGACCTGCGAGAAGGAGCTTTTTCTGGAGCTGATATCTACGACGAACAGATAAATCAGCTTGACCCGCAGTTTGCCCAAATGGAGAACGAGTACAAATTAGCACAAGAAGAGCAGTTGAATCAGGCGATTCAGGCAGCCATGGGAAGACAGATGGCCAATAACGCCCTGGATTCTAGTCAGACAGCGATAATTGACGCTCAATTGAGACAGGGTTATGGCAATCAGATGAAGACTTATCTGGAGAACCTGGCAGAGCAAAAGAACGCAGCCCGAAACGCCCTACTTGGTCAGAGGAATCAAACTATGAACCAGGCGGGACAGCAGTCGCTCCAAGCCTACATGCAGTGGTTGCAGTTTGCGGCGCAGCAGCAACAGAGAGAGTTTGAGAACCAGATGGCACTCAGAAACTACGGAGCCTCAGCTGGACAACGCGCATCTAATACCCAACAGCAAATCGGCAGGTACGCCAATGAATTAGCGGACGAATGGGTAAGAAATTCCGGTGGTAATCCATATGCCATGCCCAATGGACGAGAACAGATATCTCAGCAAATCGCCAACGTGTTTGGTGGTGGCATGAATGATTATATGTACCTGTTCCCCAATGGCTGGGAGAGCCGTCCGATAGCCCCGAGCGCACCTAACTACCAATCAATACCAGCCGGGGGAATGCTTCTTGACCAAAATGGCAACATAATTGACCCCTACGGACAATAAATTAAATGAGAATAGTTGGAAATATTCATACAGGAATTAGGCCCAACATCTCTCTGCAAGCGCCACCCGTAGTGAAACCCGGTATGCCAGAGGTAGTCGCGCGACCATTTGTGAACTACGCGCCGAACGTACCCGGGTGGCTGAGAGGAGTTGACCAACGCCTAAGAAATTTATCTGTTTGGGCTGAGAACGTGCCCAAATTCACTTTTGCCGACCGGATTAAGAACCCAGTTGGCCGTGTTTTGGCATCCATCCCCCAGCAGGTGATGAATATTCCTTCCAACTTTGCGCACGTTGCCTTCGAAGATTACGGAGAGAAACCCACCTTTTCCAGTACTGCCAAACGAGCTGCTGAAGCGGCTCAGGTGGGATTGGATATTGGAACTCTCTTTGCGGGAGGCGGTGCGGCCAAGGCCATTGCTCAAACTGGAATGAAACGAGCCGCCCTTGGTCAACTCATGAAGCAGGGGGCGATAAGAGGACTA